AGGCATGTTATTCGAGCTTGCTCATTCACAAATGGATAGATCTATAGAACAAGACATTAGATCTACATTACATAAGTATGAGCCTCGTGCTAAGATAATGGATATTAACATTGTTAGTAATCCTGATGCATACACGTTACAAGTTAGACTTACATTTAGAGTAATGACGACCGGAGAGGTTATTGATTTAGAAACTACTATATCGAGGTTAAGGTAAATGGTTACTACAATTAGATCGACAGATTTAGATTTTACAACAATAAAAAATAATCTAAAACTTTCGTTAAAGAATAATACAGAGTTTGCAGACTATAACTATGAGGGTTCTGGTCTTTCTAATCTTCTCGACGTATTAGCATATAACACACATTACAATGCATTGATAGCAAACATGGCATTGAATGAATCGTATTTAACTACAGCCCAATTAAGATCGTCTGTTGTATCGCTTGCCGAAGCTATTGGTTATATGCCAGCATCAAAGACTGCATCTACCGCTACAATTAATATTTCTATTAACACAGGTAACCTTGCAGGCCGGCCATCATTTCTATCTCTACCACGTGGAACAAAATTTAATACAACAGTTGATGATATTGCATATACTTTCGAAACAGTCGGAACAATTACAGCTCAAGACGATGGTAATGGTTTATATATTTTTAAAGATACGTTAGGTTTAGATGCCATTACAATAAAAGAAGGTACAAATATTACTAAGACTTTTATTGTAAGTGAAAACTCAGTAGATTCAGTTTATGTTATACCTGATAAAGATATTGATACTACTACAGCTTTTGTAAGTGTATTTGCTGATTTAAGTACGACAACATTCTCTACATTTACTGATTTAAAAGAAGCTGATACGATTGATGATCAATCTAAAGTATATATTTTAAGAGAAACACCAAATGGATTCTATGAATTATCTTTTGGTGATGGATTTACATTAGGTAAAGCACCCGAAGCTGGTAATAAAATTGTCGTAGAATATCTTTCTACTACTGGACCTGATGCAAATGGAGCTATTGCGTTTACACCATTAAATCAAATTAGTGTGCCTAATGCAGCTGGTAATACATCATTTAACTTATCTGTCACTACTGTAACTAAATCTGTATCTGGTTCTGTTGAGGAATCAATAGCATCTATTCGTAAGAATGCACCATTCTCATATGCATCACAAAATAGAATGGTTACAGCATCTGATTATGCCACGCTTGTAAAACGTAACTTTGGTTATTTAATTAAAGATATACAAGCATATGGCGGTGAAGATGCAGTACGTAAAGAATACGGTGTAGTTTTTATGTCAATCGTATTTAAAGATGATGTAACTCAAGCAACCATAGATAAAACAAAGGGTGATATTCTTGCATTAGGAAAGCAATTACAGGTTATTACATTTGATATTAAGTTCGAAGATCCTGATATTACATTCCTTGAAACATCAGTCTTTTTTCAATTCAATCCTAAGTTTACATCATCATCTGTACAAGAGATTCAAGATAGAGTTGAAACCGCAACTACAAATTACTTTAGTAATAACACAGGTTTATTTGATCAGTCATATAGACGATCTAATATGTTAGCTCTTGTTGATGATGTAGATCCATCTGTTCTATCTTCACGTGCAGATTTAAGAGTTCAGAAAAGGTATATACCATTTTTAGGGACTTCTGAATCAGCTACGCTGAGATATGCATCTCCTATTTCTGAACCTAATAATGAATCACATACAATCACTTCTACAGCTTTCTTTTCTAGTGGAAAAAAGGTAACTATTAAAAATAAATTAAATAGTTACAAATTGCAATTAATTGCTATAGACGACGATACAGTATATATTGATAATGTAGGTGAATATGCACCAGCTACTGGTATTGTTAAATTATCAGGTTTGTTAGTAGATAGCATAATTGGTGGTAATAATTTTATTAAAATATCTGGTGTAGCAGCAAACGAATCTTTTTCTTCACCAGGCCAAAATCAAATTGTTGTATATGATGATGGACCATCATTTGTACAAGCTAACGTAGTTACAACGAGCTAATATGTCACTAGATAAAACATTACGCGATATAAATCGACGGCCGATATCGGTTCAAGATAAGAAGCAAGTTACTGGTATTTTGCCTGAATATTTTCAGACAGACTATCCAAAGTTTACCGCTTTTCTTGAAGCGTATTATGATTATGCTGATAGTGATATATCGCCTACACGTTTAATTGATGAATTATTTTTAAATCGTGATATTACACAGGTTGATATAGATCTGTTATCATTTATAGAAGATGAGTTATTATTAGGCCAACAGTTTTTTGAAGGGTTTAAAAATAAAAGAGAAGCTGCTGACTATTCAAGTACACTGTATAAATCAAAAGGTACTAAGTATAGCATCGAACAATTCTTTAGAGTGTTCTTTAATTCATTCGTAGATGTAAAATACACAAAAGAAAATGTTTTTATTGTCGGTAATGTACATGATTTAAAGAAAGAGAAAGAAAACCATACAGCTGGAATAACACCATACGCGCCAGAGATTATAGTATCAGCGTCACGTATAGGACCTGATGACCAAAGATTTATAACAGATGATAAGTTATATCAAAAGTATGCGTTACTTATAAAGTCTACGCTGCCTATAGATACATGGAGAAACATATATAAGTTATTTGTACATCCGGCAGGTATGTATGTAGCTGGTGAAGTTCAAATTGTAAGTATTGCTGAACCAGATTATGTAATCATGCCTCCAGGTATTGCAGATTCTGCAGGTCCACAATTTACAGGTGTCGCAGATGTTGCGGTATTTCAGTTTAATGCAACTAATCATATTGTACAACAAATTCTACCTACGCAACAAACCTTTACATTAGCGCCTATACAGTTAGGTCAGATGCAAGGTGGTAATATGACTCTACAACAATTTGATAATAACTTTGATAACTTAGCTGAAGGTAATAATGCAGGGTCGCAAACATTTGATGAAGATAGTGTAGTAGGTGATTCTTCTTATCCTAGAATGTCAAGTAATAATCAATTACTTCTTAATTTTAGTAACGACTTCTTCTAAAACTATTATAAATAGTGATAACTTTTAAAGAGAGAGAAAATGGCTAGACAAAATATTAATACCGGAGCAAGTGCCAACGACGGCACAGGTGATTCTTTACGTAATGCCGGTAATAAAATAAATCAAAACTTTCAAGAGATATATCAATTTCTTGGTGAGAGCGACCAAGTATCTCCTTATTTATTCCTGGACTCTGATGGTATTCACTTCAATGGTGATAGCGTTAATATATTTAAGACTCATGTTAATGTAGTTGACCCTACTCAGAATAATAGTATTACGTTTCCAGATTCAAGTGGAACAGTAGTATTAAACAGCAGCACTGCAACTCTTACTAATAAATCATTAGACTCAGCTGAATTAAAACATCCAGCTATAAAAGATAATGACTCTAGTCATAATTATGAAATTGTACCAGGTGCACTTACTGCAAATGTAAAAGTGCATCTACCAAGTTTAGGTGATAGTGATACATTTGTAATGGCTAAGCATGCACAGACATTAGAAAATAAAACATTAGATTCAGCAACCATTAACTTTCCACAAGTTAATCAGATTTTAGATACTAATGGAGCAACAGTTACAAAATATGAAGCTTTTCCTAATTCAGTAAATTTTATATCACTTGGTGGAGAAGCAACAGGATATGCACCATCAGTATATGTAGATGGAGCAGATACAAATATTAACTTAGCATTAGGCGGTAAAGGCGAGGGAGCAGTATTATTAGATACAAGAGTTGCTGTAAATAGCTCAACTCAAACGGCTTCTGGTAACGTAGACCAAGAAATGCCACTTACAATATTTAATTCATCTACGCCAGTTACGGCATTTGTACTTGACGGTACAGTAATTGGTGAGTTAAAGTACTTTGTAAATAACGGTACAGGTACAGCAACTGTACAGCCAACTAATTTTGCCGGCGGCACAAATACAACATTTACACAAAACCAAGCCGGATTTATGATATGGACTGGTGCGAATTGGCACCTAGCATCAAAACAATAGGATAGATAAATGCCAGCAATAGTTACAGATAATTTTAAAAGACGGGTCATCGATACTCTCATCAATGATATAGATAGCACAGGCGTGAGTTACCACGTTGCTGTTGGTAGATCTGAACCTTACGACTCAGCTGATACAGTTGTTGATCCTATTCAAAACATTAGAGAAATACGAAACGCGCAACTCTCTATGCAATCCGTAAAAATTATTACTGATAGATCTTTTTGTGTTGAAAGATATAATTGGTCACAAGGGTCAGTTTATTCTGCATATGATGATAACGTTACACAGATTCCAGCACAACCTTTTTATGTGTATACAGATGAACAGTATGTTTATATCTGTTTAGAGCAGGGTAAAAATGCGGCGGGGCAACCTGTTACTTCGACAGTTAAACCTACTGGTACAGCAGATCACATAATGACTGCAGATGGATATACATGGAAGTTTTTATATTCAATTGGTGCTTTACGTGAAGCAAAATTCCAAGCATCTAATTTCATACCAGTTAAACTAGTAAATAGTATTGATTCATCTTCATCACTTGATGATACAACACAATTTGGTGTTCAAGGTAATGCAATACCAGGTTCAATCGTTGGATATAGGTTAACAAATACCGGATCAGGATATACATCAGCTCCAAGTGTTGTAATACAAGGAAATGGTACTGGTGCTAAGGGTACTGCGTTTATTGACGGTGGTTCAGTTTCTAAGATTGAAATGGCTGAATCTTCTGGTGTAAAAGTATTCGGTACAGGATATGATTTCGCATCTGTTCAATTAACAGGTGGAGGTGGACTCGGTGCTACTGCAGAACCAATACTTTCATTTAAGAACGGATTCGGCGCTGATCCACGAGACGATTTAAAGTGTACATCTATTATGTTTAACGTAAAACCAGCAGGTGACGAAGATTCTGACTGGGTAGTTGATAATGACTTCAGACAGATTATGCTAGTACGTAATATTAAAGACTCGGCTAATGGTATAATATACACAGGTAATACTGGTAATGCTCTGAAGATGATGAACATCACAAGTATTAATGCAGCATTTACAAGAGACCAGACTATTATAGGTCAAACATCTGGTGCTAAAGCAGTTGTTGATACACTAGATGCAAATTCACTTTTCTATCACCAAAACGAAGCAACAGGATTCTTAGCTTTTCAAAATGGTGAAGTAATTCTCGAACAAAACGCTGCCGGTGAAGCTACTATTGACAGTGCTATAGTGCCTGGCGCAAGAGATGTTGATCCAGCTACAGGCCAGATTCTCTATATAGATAATAGAGCAGCTGTAACAAGATCAGACGACGCTACAGAAGATATCAAAATAATCATTAGGTTATAAGGTTATAACGAATGCCCAATATATTTAACAAAAATACTTTTGCAACAACATACAAAGATGATTTTGTAGATAGTGCAAACTATCATCGAATTCTCTTTAATTCAGGACGGGCACTTCAAGCACGTGAGCTGACGCAAATGCAAACTATTACTCAGGCTGAAATAGGTCGATTGGGTAAACACTTATTTAATCAAGGTGCTGCAGTAAATCCTGGCTCAGTAAACATCAATAATACTTATGAATTTGTAAAGTTACAAGATGCTACATTACCAGCTGGAAATTTTGTAGGTTTAAGCCTTGTATCTGGTACAAATTCTATAGGTATGGAAGTACTCGAAGCGGTCGATGCAACTGCTTCTGATCCACCAACCCTTTATGTAAGATACACATCAACAACTGGCGGTACTGCGGGCACTACTCCCGTGCGTGTGTCTGCAGGTGAAACTTTATCTGGTGGACCAGCAGTTGTAACTGTACAAGTTACAGATACAGTAGCTAATCCATGTACTGGTCAAGGTACAAAAGTTTCTATAGCAGAAGGTGATTTCTTTGCAATTAATAGATTTGTATTTGCTAAGGCACAAAGTTTTATTCTTTCTAAATATACAAAAAATCCGGATGCTGTTATTGGTTTTAAGGTAACAGAAGATATTATAACAACTGCAGATACTTTTGATTTATTTGATAACCAAGGTGTATCACCTAATACATCAAGCCCAGGTGCAGATCGATATCGTATAACATTATCTATTGCAGACCAAGCAACTATTGATAGTGACGAAAACTTTGTCTATGTAGCAAAGATACAAAACGGAGCGATAGCAACTCAAGTTACAGGAATAGAAGACTATAATAGAGTAAATGATATTCTTGCTCTTAGAACTCAAGAAGAATCTGGTAACTATATTGCAAAACGCTTTGAGCTAGCATTCGAAACAAATGACTCAGACGCAACAAAATTAGATTTTAATATTAGTCGTGGTGTTGCATATGTAGATGGTTACAGATCAATAGTAGATGCTCCTACTAGTATATCAGTTTCTAAGCCACGTACAACGATATCATCTAATAATAATATAGTATCAGTCGACTACGGAAACTATTTAGAAGTTACGCAAAATACTGGTAAGAGTTTACCTAATATTAGTGTATTTGAAAAATTAAATTTACGTAGTGCTACAAACCATGGTGGTTCGACTATTGGTACTGCACGTGTTAGATCAATTACGGAAGATGGTTCTAATTATAGAATTCATCTATTCGACTTACAAATGAGTCCAGGTAATAATAGACAAGATACTAAATCAATAGGTACAAGTGCTACAAGATATTTTAATGTAATTTTAGATAATACTAAAGCAGCATTTAGAGAAACTGCTAATGACGTATTATTATTTCCAGTTCCTAATGATAGACCACAATCTATATCAGATATCTCATTAACTGTACAACGTAGAGAAAATGTAACAACAAACGGTAGTGGCCAAGCTTCGTTAGCAGGTTTAGCTGCCGCAGGTGAAACTTTTGCAGATGATGATTTATGGATAACAAGTGAAGATGGTGATGGTCCTGCATATCCACCGACTATTGTTTCTGG